GCACAGGATAAAGATGGTAATTTTATTTCAAGCTATCCAAAACATAATGACCATACCATTGATGCGGTGCGTTATGGCTTACGTGAAATTATGGATGGTGCAAGATTTAGCTGGTAAGGGGGTACAATGCTAACAACTAATGAAATGTGGCAAGCAATCATAGAGGGGAACAGTGGCATCTCTGAACGTGAATTCTTGCAAAGTGAAATACGAAAATTTTTAAGCGGTAAAGATAGAAAAGATATGCTGACTGGTAGACGATACTACAAAGGTGAGCATGATGTTTTGAATAAAAAGCGGACTACTATTATTGAAAAGGGCAAGTTGCTGGAGCTTGAAAACATACCGAATTACAAGATTGTTGATAATCAGATAGATGATTTGGTAGACCAAAAAGTCAATTATATGTTAGGTAAACCGCTTGAAATTAAGACGGAAGATGACCGCATCACTGATATATTTAATCGTAAATTTCAACGTACGCTATTAAACGTGTGCAGTGATTCGCAGATAGCTGGTAAAGGGTACTTGTATCCATATATTGATGCAAATGGCGATATTGCTTTCAAACGTTTAAAACCTGAAAACATTCTTCCGTTTTGGCGTGATGATGATCATACACAGTTAGATGCATTTGTCTATATGTACGATATGGAAGTGTATACTCCGCTCGGTGCTAATCAGACAGTAACCTTTGTAGAGTTTTACACAAAAGATAAAGTAAAGTATTACACCTATCAAAATCAAAACTTGTACATCAATCAAGAAAAGGATGAGCAACGCTATATTAATGCTGGTAACGTGTTTTATGATTGGGGTCAAGTGCCTTTAATCTGTTTCAAAGGCAATTATATAGAACAACCTATTATCAATCGTGTTAAGTGCTTGCAAGATGCATTGAATGATATGTATTCGATGCTTGCAGATAACATGATGGAAGATAGTCGGAATACTATTCTAGTATTGAAGAACTATGACGGTACGGATTTGGCGGACTTTAGACAAAATCTAGCACAGTATGGGGCGGTCAAGATTAATACTGTAAATGGTGATGGTGGAGTTGAGACTTTACATATCGAAGTCAATACGGCTAATTATCAATTTATTATCCATGCATTAAAAACGGCAATTATAAAAAATGGCCGTGGATTTGATGCGAAAGATGATAGAATGGCTAACAATCCTAATCAGATGAACATCATGAGTATGTACTCTGATATTGATTTGGATAGTAACCAACTTGAAGTAGAATTTCAAGCATCATTCGAAAAGATGCTAGAGTTTATCGGACAGTACTATAACATCTTAGGTAGTAACGCACTTGATGATGTGGAATTTATATTCAATAAACTCACACCAGTCAATGAGGGTGAAATTATCAACAATTGCCGTAATAGTGTAGGTATCATATCCAATGAAACAATCGTATCCAATCACCCATGGACATTAGATACTAATAAGGAATTAGAGCGATTAAAGAAAGAACAGGCTGAATTAATGCCTGACTTTGTAATTCCTAATGGTGGTGAGAAATATGGCGAATGATTACTGGCAAAAGCGATATGAACGCATCCTAGATGAATCATTTCAAAAAGCAACGCTTACAGATGATGAAATCAAACAGCAGTATGCACGAGCATTAAGGCGAATGGAAAAAGCTATCAATGATTGGTATCGAAGATTTGCCAATGAAAACGGCATTACCTTGCAAGAGGCACGAAAGCTACTTGATAAGTATGACATGAAAGCCTTTAAGATGGACTTGAAAGAGTTTGAAAAAGAGGCGAAACAATTCGGAATGTCTAAGGAACATCAACAAATGCTATCTAATGCATCCATTCGTGAGCGGTTAAGCCGTGAGCAGATGCTGTATATCAATATGGTGCATGAAATAGAAGTCATGGCCCATAGTCAAAACGTATCTGTTAAGAACATGTTAGACGATGTGTATAGATCATCTGTATATAAGAGTGCCTATACTGCACAAACGCAACGAGGCACGTACTCAATGATTAATAGCATTGATGGTAAGCGTGTGGATAGCGTTGTAAATAGCCAATGGGCAAATGATGGGCAAGATTTCAGTAGTCGCATATGGAGCGATAAGGTCAAGCTAGTAGCTAACCTGCAGAATGATTTCACACAAGCTTTGATGATTGGTCAAGGTGCTGACACAATGGCGGATAACCTAAGCAAGCGAATGAAAACATCGTACAGCAACGCTAAACGGCTAGTAGAAACAGAAACGGCACGAGTACATGAACAGGGTTTTCTTGATAGCATGGCAGAACTCGATGTGGATAAGTTGGAGATACTAGCCACGCTAGATAGTCATACTTCGCCTATTTGTAGGCGAATGGATAGAAAGATTGTTAGGCGTGTGGATGCTAAACCTGGCGTTACTGTTCCGCCGTTTCATTGTTATTGCCGTTCCACTACTATCCCTTATATAGAGGGGTTAGATGGTGAAACACGAACAGGCAGAAATAAAGACGATAAAAGCATCGATGTTGATGGTGCTATTACCTATGAAGAGTGGGAAAAACAATATATTGATTAACAAGCAGCTTAACGGCTGCTTTTTTAATTGTCATTTTAGTATTGTTGGACGATAACTAACAAGACCGTAATTGTGAGGTGTGGCTCACGATAATAAAGCGAAATGGGTATTTGTATAAGGGGGTCAATATGACTAAAGACGAATTAATGAAGTTAGGTTTGAGTGAAGAGGTAGCAGACAAATTGGTGGAAGATTACGGCAAGAATTACGTATCTAAAGACCAATTCAACGCTAAAAATGACAAGCTCAAATCGGTAGAGGGGGAATTATCAAAGGTACGTGGTGAAATTGATAACCTTCAAAAAGCCAATGCTAACAACGATGAATTAAAGAAACAAATTGATGCATTGAAAGCTGATTCAGACAAAAGAACCACTGAATACGAGGCGAAAATCAAAAGCATGGAAATCGATAACATCGTTAATACGGCATTGAGTGGTGTCAAATCTAAGAACAATAAGGCTGTGCGTGCTTTGTTAGATCTAACCGATGCAAAAATTGAAAACGGCGAAATTAAGGGGCTCAAAGACCAATTAGATGCGGTCATGAAAGAGAACCCTTTTTTATTTGGCGAAAATACAAAACCAACAGGCACACCAGCTGGCAATGAGGGCGGTAAGCACGGCACACCTACGATTACATCCAAGGAATTCGCCAAAATGAACTATGCTGAACGTTCGAAACTTTATGACGAAAATCAAGAACTTTATAACCAATTATCAAAAGGAGATAACTAATGGCAACAGGTATTACTACTTCTACAAACGTGATTAAACCGCAAGTAATGGCAGACATGGTGTCCGCTGGCTTGCCTAAGGCAATTAAATTTACTCAAATTGCAACATTCGATAACACTTTGGTAGGTCAACCAGGTGAAAGTGTAACGGTACCAGTATGGGGCTATATCGGTGATGCTGTAGACCTTACCGAAGGCACAGCAATGGCTACGGAACAAATGACTGCATCCACTGATGATTACAAAATCAAAGAGGCTGGCAAAGCGGTTGAATTGACTGATAAAGCTATCCTTACAGGTTTGGGTGACCCAGTTGGTGCGGCTGCACAACAATTAACCATGTCTATTGCGTCCAAAGTTGATAGCGATGTATTGGCTGCATTGAGTGGTGCTACACTTGCTTCCGTTTCTACAAGTGCAATCTCTTACAATGGCATTGTTGATGCGGTAGCTAAATTCGATGAAGAACAAGAGGGCGTAGTGAAATATTTATTTATTTCCCCAGCACAAGAAGCAACATTGCGTAAAGACCCTAACTTCATCGACAAAAACAAATACGGCAACGATGTAATGGCTAGTGGTGTACTTGGTAAAATCGCTGGTTGTAACGTTGTTGTATCTCGAAAAATTGTAGAAGATGCTGGTAACTTTAATAACTATATCGTTCAAGTTTTACCAGAAGCAGAAGATGGCATTCCAGCACTTCCAGCAGTAACAATTTTCATGAAACGTGATGCTGTAGTAGAAACTGATCGTGATGTATTGAAACGTACAAACGTTATTACAGTAACTGAACATTACATTGCTGCATTAACTAACAAATCCAAAGTTGTAAAAGCAACATTCAAAAAATAGTAGGTGAAATTATGGGAATGTTATTAAGACGATACCACAAAGTATCAAATCCTAACGTAGATGAAAATACGAATACGGATGAAAATACGAATACAGGTGAAAATCCTAACGTAGATGAAAATACGAATGGTAAAGGATTGGTGAAGGATGCTGGAAAAAATTCTGAATCTAATTCTGAAAATAACGAATAAAAGCGTTGATGCTGACACACCTATTCTTGAATACCTAATCAGTGCAGAAACTCAACGAGCACTAAATATTATCAATTGTGAAACGCTACCGACTGAACTCGAACATGTAATAGTGTATCGAGTGGTTGGAGCGTATTTACAGACTAATATTGTTGCGTTGGTTGGTGCTGAAAACATCGATGTGCCTACACAAATTAAAATGGGTGATACTCAAGTTAATTTCAGTGGCAAAGGTGCAGAGGATAGATTGAAAGAAATGGCTCTGATATTCGTGAATTATGGAGAGGGTGAATTGACATGCTTCCGACGGCTGAAATGGTAGAGAGATATACAAAGCAAATCGAAAAACTTTATGATTGCGAATGTACGATTGAAACCGAAATCGACCAAATGGACGAAGAAACAGGGATAATGGCAAAATCAACCAAAATTGACGGCCCATACCCTTGCAGATTGTCATATAAAACATCGAATATTGCCAATATGGCTGAAATACCCAAATTTACGCAGTATACGAGCCTTTTCTGCTCGCCTAGTGTAATCATACCAAAAGGCTCGCGAATAGCCGTTACAGGGCGAAATACGAAACAATTTTTTCGCAGTGCCTCGATTTCTGCACGATATGACACTCATCAAGAGGTGCAACTCGAAAATTTAGAGGTGCATTGATATGGGTGTAAATTTCGACCTAAAAGATTTTACTGATTTTAAAGATAGTTTAATAAAATTAAGTCAATCAGGGAATATTCAAGCATTCAATAAAAAAGTGGTTGAAAACATGGCTAGTGTGTATGTGCGTGAGGCAAAGTTAAATACGCCAGTTGGTAAAAGGTCAGTAAAATTCATGCAACATGGAAAGATACAGACAAAATACTTTGATAGCGAACATACACGCCAATCATGGAGTATTGGTAAATATCAATTAAACAATCAAAGCGGTAAAGTTGAGGTATTTAACACATCATCATATGCATCGTTCCTAAACGATGGACATAGGCAAGAGGTTGGGAGATTTCTTCCGTGGATAGGTCAATCTAAAGGCGGTGTAATGCAAGGCGGCAGACTGAAAAAGCCTTGGGTGGATGGTGCGTATATGCATGAGAAAGCGGAAAAGGTAGTCAATAAGAACGCTAAACGTATTATGGAAATTACATTAAAGAAATGGGTTAAAGATCATGGTGGATACTGATATATTAACGGCTGTATCTAAGACTGTACATAAGGCCTTGAATGTGCCTATATACATAGAATTCAAAGAGAATAATATGATATTCCCATGCGCTTATATCAAGGTTATTGAGCCGAGTATGAGCAGACATGTTGGAACGCTATATAATACCTCTTTGGATTTAGACATCATGTATTACGCCAATAATCTTGATGTGGTTACAGATACAAGAAAGTTATTAGGAATTCCGAGTGTGTTGTATCAGTTGCTTGAATTTGTACAGGTTGGGGAACGTACAATTATGGGTACTGGTATGAAATATAAGGTGTCAGATGGTGTATTACATTTCTTTGTAACTTATGAAAATATTTTACGAAGTGTATCCAAGCCAATCGAACGTATGAAACACATGGAATTAACAGAAAGGGTAAAAAATGGCAGAGATTGAAACAGTTGAAACGCCTGTAATGGCTGAACAACAATTTGATGCATATACAATCGTTGCATCTGATAAATATAGACGATATCGTGATTTGCTCACATGTCTATTAGATGAAAATGTGATGTATACGCATAGTGATATTGATAGAATTTTAAATCAGGCATTAAAAACGCCTGTGAAAGGTTAGTGAAATATGGCATTAGGTGGTGGCACATTCTTATTCCACAATAAAGTATTGCCAGGTACTTATATTAATTTCGTATCCAAAGACCGAGCATATGCAGAAGTATCTGACCGTGGCTTTGGTGCGATGATGCTCTCTTTTGATTGGGGTCCTAGCGGTGAAGTGTTCCGTGTAGATAATGATACTTTCCAAAAAGAATGTCAAAAGTACTTTGGTTATGATTATGGCCATGAAAAAATGAAAGGCTTACGTGATTTATTTCGTGGCTTAAAAACTGGCTATTTCTACCGCTTAAATTCTGATGGTGCTCAGGCAACTGGTACTATCGGTAAAGCTAAATACAAGGGCATCCGTGGTAATGATTTGGGTGTATCTGTACAAGCTGACCCAGATAATAGCGGTAAATTCATTGTAAATACATACCTTACAACTGGTGATGTTCGTAAAGTAGTAGATACACAAAAGAATTTGAAAGATGCAACCGAATTGAAAGACAATGATTACATTATCTTTACAAAAACAGGTGCATTAACTGCTAGTGCATATGCTGCATTGACTGGTGGCACTAATGGTAGTGCGGTAACTGTTCAAAACTATCAAGATGGCCTTGATATGCTTGAACCTTACTACTTTAATACAATCGGTTATGCTGGTGCTGATGATACAGTTAAAAACTTGCTCATCGCATTTACAAAACGTTGCCGTGAACAAAGTGGTGCTAAATTCCAATTAGTGATTCATGGTAAACAAAAAGTAAATTATGAAGGGGTTATCTCTATCCTTAACGATGTAACCGATGAAGGTGCTGAAAAAGGCTCTTTAGTGTACTGGACATTAGGACAAGAGGCATCTTGTAATATTAACGCAACAGTGGGCAATATGATCTATGACGGCGAATTCACTGTAAATGTTAAATATAAACAGTACGAATTAGAACAAGCTATTAAAGATGGTATGTTCATGTTCCATAGTGTAACTGATGCGGTAGGTGGCAACATTCAAGGCGATGTGCGTGTATTGAAAGATATCAACACATTCACAGAATTTAGCAAAGCTAAAAACCGAGACTTCTCATTCAATCAAGTTATTCGTGTGCTTGATAATTGGGCGATTGATAGTGCTAGATTGTTTAATAAAACACACCTTGATAAATCCCCTAATGACCAAGCTGGCCGTGAATCCTTATGGGGTGATTTGGTATACCTTGCTGAACAATATCAAAAGGTACGTGCTATCCAAAACTTTGATGATAAGGACATCCCAGTGCCAACACAAGGCGATAACAAAGAAGATGTATTGGTTAATGTACAATTACAACCAACAGTGGCAATGGAAAAATTGTACATGACTGTAGTAGTAGCGTAGGAGGTAACACATGGCAGATGAAATTTTAGATGCTTTGAAAACGATGGAGGCTGGCGATGTAGTTTCTTCAAAATTGGCATCTTGCTATATCGTAACTGGCGGTAATAGATATTTGCTGTTCCAAGCAAAAAAACTTACTGCAAAAATTAAGAAAAATAAAGAAAAAGTGGCTATTTTAGGCCGTATTGGTGCTGGTAATAAATCTACTTCCGTTGAATATAACGGTAGTTTGACAATTTACCATAACACAGCTTTATTTGACAAAATGGTTGAAAAATACTTGAAAACTGGTGTTGATACATACTTTGATATGCAAGTAGTCAATCATGATCCAACATCTAAAGCTGGTAGACGTTCCGTAATTCTTAAAGGTGTAAACCTTGATGAATTAACGGCAGCAGAATTCGATGCTGATGGCAAATATATCGAACAAGAACATAATTTCACTTATGAAGGTGTTAAATATGTTGAACATTTTGATGAATTAGATGGGATGCAAGCCTAGTGCTTGCTCCCTTTTTTATATAGGAGAATTTTACGATGGCTGAAAATTTAAGTGCATTTTTAAAACAAAACGTTGAAGTAGTGAATGAAACTGAATATGTGGCATCTAAACGCATTAAAGGTGCTAATGGCGAGCCTGTCGCATGGAAAATCAAGACATTAGCTACTGATGAAACTGAAAAAATGCGTAAAAAATACACTAAACGTATTACAGATAGAATTACACGTCAATCCGAAGAACGCTTTGATACAACTGCATACAACGAAGAGTTATTGTCTAAAGTTATCACATATCCTAATTTGTATGATGCTGAATTACAAGATAGTTGGGGTGTAACTGAACCTGTTGATTTAGTTAAGGTTATGCTTACACCTGGTGAATATGCTGACCTTTTAGCTGCTGCAACTGAGGCACAGGGCTTTGACGTTGGCATGGAAGATAAGGTTAAAGAAGTAAAAAACTCCTAGATTCCAATGAAACAGAAACGATATTCGCATATTTGGCATTTGTTAAATACCATATGCGACCTTCTGTTTTTGCGGAAATGAGTATAAACGAAAAAGCGGTAGTAATTGCTTTTATCCAACAGCATGCAAAAGATGAACAAGCTGAGTTGGATAAAGCGAAGAGGGGGTAATGAATGGCTACACTTTCAAACTATATAAGCCTATCAACTAATATTCCTAATGCAATGAACGCAGCCGCAAATGCAACTACAAAAGCCTATCAATCCATGAGTACACTGCATAATAAAATGAATGGCGTATCGAATGCTAGTGAAACCTTAAAGGCAAGCCTAGGCGGTATTATGAATAGCTTTGCTGGTAACTTATTGGCAAATGCAGTTATGAACGGCGTAGGAATGATTAAAGGGGCGGTAAATTCCATTACTGATACGGCTACTGAATGGGCAAGTGTGCAAGCTAGGCTTAAATTAGTGGCAGGCAGTCAAGAAAATGCTATCTACTTAAACAAACAGATATTTGAATCTGCTCAACGTGCTAGAGGTGGATACATGGAAATGGCTGATGCGGTTATTCAGGTATCGCAATCGGCACATGATGCATTCCCTGACCCTCGGCAAGCCGTAGAATTCATGGAAGGCATTCAAAAGGTATTTGCTATTGGTGGTGCATCAAAAGAGGCACAAAAGAACGCTATGCTCCAATTAACTCAAGGTTTAGCAAGCGGACAATTACAAGGCGATGAATTTCGTTCTATCGCTGAAAATGCTCCGATGATTGAAAATATCATTGCTAAATCTATGGGCGTATCTCGTGGCGAACTTAAGAAATTAGCATCAGAGGGTAAAATCACCGCTGATGTAATTAAAAACGCTATCATGAATAATATGCCTGAGATTGAAAAGCAGTTTGAATCGTTGCCAAAAACTTGGGGCGATCATATGCAATCAATCAAGAATAAGGCAATTAAAGCGTTTGAACCTGTATTTCAACGAATATCAGACCTTGCAAATAGTGAAGGTATACGTGAATTAGTAGACAATGTAACAGGGGCCATTCAAATGGTAGCACCTGTATTCTATTGGCTCGTAGGCGTTGTTGGTGAAACAATCAATACATCTATATGGGCTTTTAACACGTTATCAAACTTTATCAGACAACACTCATCTATCATGTATTTGGCCATGATTGTATTAGGTGGTGTGCTTTCGTATTATGCTATTCAAGCTGGTATCGCAGCGGTTAGGACTGTAATCGCAGCTGGTGCAATGGCTGTTAAAGCGGCAGCTGATTGGATTGAAACTGCAGCTATATTGGCAATGATAGTGGCACAAGAAGGCTTGAACGCAGCATTATATGCGTGTCCTTTAACATGGATAATCGGCTTAATTGTAGCGGTGATTGCGGTATTCTTCCTTGCAGTTGAGGTTATTAACTATTTCTGTGATACAAATATCAGTGTGCTTGGCATTGTAGTTGCTGCATTCTATGCGTTCGGCTCAGTTATTTATAATGTGTTCGCTCTTGGTTGGAATATCATCGCAGCATTTGTCAATTTCTTGGCTAATGTATTTAAAGACCCATTAGCCGCAGTTGGCAATTTATTCGTAGATATTTGGAATGGTATTTGGAGTTTTATTAAAGCTCGTATCAATGACATTATCGGAGCGATTAATAAAATACCAGGGGTGAAAATTGAAGAAGTTGGCGATTCAACTGGTATGCTTAAACGCTTTGAAGTGGCAGGCGGTGAAACCACTGTTATGAATAAGATGGAATATTCTAGCATTACTGGTGCAGCAATGAATGGCTACGATGTAGGTGCTAATTTAAGCCTAGAAAATTTAATGCCTAACATGAAAGGTGTTCAAACACCTAAAGAGTTTGACCCTAGTAAACTTACACCAGGTTCAGACCATGATGCAGCAGATAAAACAAAGAAAAATACAGGCAAAACGGCTAAAAATACAGGCAAAATCGCTAAATCCATTGACATGACAAACGATGAAATTAAAGCACTCCGTGAAAGTGCTATCGATAAATCGTTAAAGAAATGGCAAGATTCCAATGTTATCCATATTCAAATGAATAACGATGTGGAAATTAACAATGGTACTGATTTAGATGGATTTACAAGCCAAATTGCCAAAGGGTTAAAAGATGCGTTTACGATTCAAAGAGAGGGGATATAAATGTACTATTTCTATTTGGGAACTATGCAAATACCAATTCCCCCTAAGGAATTAACCACTACTATTAATGGTAAGAATGAAACTATTGATCTATTAGGCAAAGGGGAAGTAAATATCATCAAGCCAGCTGGACTTACTGATATTACATTTAAATTCCTTTTGCCTAACTCAGACTATCCGTTCAATGAATCGATGTTGTTTAAGTCTAAGAAGGCTAAATATTACATTGATGAACTCGAAAAGTTAAAAACCACTAAAACAAGATTTCAATTCATCGTAGTTAGAATGAAACCAGGCGGACAGATGCTAGCAATGACTAACATGAAATGTACGCTTGAAAATTACAGTATCGAGGAAGATGCGGATAACGGGTTTGATTCGTACGCCAATATATCCTTGAAACAATGGAAAGACTGGGGAGCGAAACGCATCGAAGTAAAAACAGATAAAGATGGTACGGCTAAAGGTAGCGTGAAACAGGATAGACCAACGGATAATAAGGCGGTAGTATCTACGGCTAAGGTATCACGAGGGCAAACACTACAACAGATTGTTAAAAAGCAATTAGGGAATACAGAAAATTTATTCCAAATTGCTGCACTTAATAAAATAGCCGTACCAGCCATATTGGGTGTAGGTCAAGTTATCCAACTAAAACGAGAAGGTAATAACGAATGGCTATAGAAGAAAAGAAAACAGAAAAAACTGTTGAAAAATCTCAAATAAATGGCGTTATCACTCCTATTCCTATGCCTGTACAATTGCACTATGAATTAACTATCAGAAATAAAAGTACTGGCGATTTGTGGCTTATTGAACCGCAAGATGATGTTCAGATTACTAGGGCCGTTGATTGCGTACCTAGCAAAATGACATTTAAAGTGCCTAAAGACCCTAATCTCAATTTTGAAGAAGGGGATACTGTTAAATTCACCTTAAATGGTGGTGCTGTATTCTATGGTTTTATATTTGAAAAGCAACGTGATGGCAAGAATTCGATATCGGTTACTTGCTACGATCAATTACGTTATTTGAAAAATAAAGATTGCTATATTATTGGTGCAATGACTGCTACTGAGTTTATCAAAATGGTAGCCGAGGACTTTAAATTGAAATGTGGTTACATGGACGATACAGTATGGAAAACGCCTGAAAAACCTCAAACTATATTTAAAGATAAGTCATTACAAGAAATGATATGTCAATTGCTTGATAAAACGGCTATATACACACCTAATCATGCATTCTATCACCTATATGATGATGCTGGTGAATTACGATTGGCATCGTTTGAAACCATGAAAACAGACATATACATCGATGATGAGTGTATGGAAGATGTGCAATATACCACTTCCATCGACAAAGATACATATAACTATGTAAAAATCGTGCGTACTGTTCCGAATGGTGCATCAAGCAAGTTAGAGAATACATTTATAGCTAAGGACGATAAAACCATCGAAAAATGGGGCAGATTGCAATATCTACTCATTCCTAAAGAGAAAGACATCAACGCAGTAGCACAAGCCAAAGCAATTATGGCCCATAAAAACAAAAAGAGCCGTGAAATTAAGTTAAAAAATGTCATTGGCGATGTGCGTGTGCGTGGTGGTTCGTTGGTGTATATCAATCGAAACTTTGGCGATATGATTGTTAATAATTACATGATGGTAACATCTGTTACTCACACGTTTAAAACAGGATTTCACGGAATGGATTTAGATTTGCGATACGTTGAAAATGATGCAACATATGAAGTAGCGAAAGATGAAGATGCTGAGGCAGTTAAAAAAATAGAGGCTAGTAAGAAAACACGTTCAAGTGGCGGTGTTACTACTGGTGCTGGCGGTACTGCTGGACAAGTCGATACTGCATTTAGTGCTAATAGTGGACGTGTATCTCAATATGGTAGTGTTGGGTGTGCTGATACAGTGTGTGCGACTGGTTCGTGGTACAATTCCGATTTAAAAGCAGAATATGACAAAGGTACTGCATCGGTTCCTACACTTCGACAAAATCTTGAGGCTAAAGGATATGTTACTGAAAAATTTAACGGCTATGCTAATAAAGGCGATTTATTGATTTATGGCGATGATGATCATGTGGTAATTGCTGATGGTGCTGGCGGTTGTTTTGGTAATTCGTCAAGTCGTGGCTATGCTATGAAATACGGAAACGCAAATTATGCATGGCATGATGACGAGGCACCGACTAAGATTATTAGAATGGGGGCATCATAATGGATAGCGAATACATGAAAATGGTTAATACCATAAAGGAAATAGCTAGCACAGTTATTCAAAATGGCGAACCTATGGAAGTAATCGTTGGTGAAGTGGTGAGTGTATCTCCACTTGCCATTAAAATAGACCCTAATCTAACTATTCCTGAAGGTAATATCATTCTTACTAAAAATACCTGTGAATGGACTGTTGAAATGAGTGTAAACCATGTAACAGAAAATAGAGCAGGTGGCGGTGGTTTGGCTGAATACGCTAGTCATAACCACGATTACACAGGGCGGAAGAAATTCCTAGTGCATAACCAATTAGTTATGGGTGATAAAGTCATTATGTTAAAGGAAACTGGCGGACAACGTTATATAGCGTTAGACCGTTGGTATAACCCAAATAGGGGGTGTACAACTAAATAATGGCAGATAATTTACTTTTACCGAAACAAAGCAATGATGCCCTTATTCCTGATACTGTAAATTATATTGAACCATCGCATACATATGATGTTGATTTTAGAACAGATAGCCAAATTAGAGGCTATGCAGATAAGTTGCGAGCTATGGAGCAAGCGATATATAAAATTATCAATACAGAGCGGTATCAATACATTATTTACAGTTGGAATTATGGTATCGAATTACAAGACTTATTTGGACAGCCTATTCCATATGTGTATGCTGAATTGCAAAGACGTATAGAAGAGGCTTTGCTGAATGACGATAGAATAACAAAAGTATACAATTTTGAATTTAGCAATAATGGTGGTGATGTTATGACTGAATTCGATGTTGATACTATATATGGTACATTGCAAGGAATTAAGAAAGGGGTGAGCGGTATTGTATGAGCATATGACGGCTGACAGGATAGAAAAGCGAATGCTTGATAGGGTTAAAGACGAATTCGACCGCCGTGAGGGTAGTGTAATCTATGATGCTACTGCTCCAGCTAGTACTGAATTTGCAGAACTCTATATCCTAGCCGATGTTATATTAAAACAAGCGTTTGCAAGGACTGCTGATAGAGAATTCTTAATTCTACGTGCAGCTGAATTTAATATCTACCCAGAGCCAGCTACACAAGGGGAATTTGAGGCACAATTCAATATGGAAGTGCCTATCGGTTCTAGGTTTAACTACAATGAATACAATTTTATCGTAACGGAAGTATTAAATGCTGATGAGCATACATATAAAATGCGTTGCGAACAATTTGGGCGTTCCCCTAACTTTGTAACTGGTGATATCACACCAATTCAAGGTATTAACGGCTTAACTACGGCTAAAATTTTGAAGAATATCACACCAGGCGAAGATGAGGAAGAAACAGAAGTGTTCCGTCAACGCTACTTTGAGTCGTTAAAATCTAAAGCCTATGGCGGTAATGGTGCTGATTATAAAGAAAAGGTGTTAGCCATTCCTGGCGTTGGTGGTGTTAAGGTATACCGATGTTGGAATGGTGGCGGTACTGTTAAATTGGTAGTGTTGAACAGTGATTACGGCCCAGCAGATGATGAACTTATAAAAGAGGTTGAGAATGTTATGGATCCGATGCCTAAAGGTAAAGGCTACGGACTAGCACCAATCGGACATACTGTAACAGTAGTTAAAGCTGAACCTGTTCCGATTAATTACACAATCGAAGTAACAATGACACAAGGCCATCAAGTGGCAGAAATCAAGAATTCTATTGAAACGGCTATCAAAGAACGCTTAATTAATCGTTGTAAAGAGTGGGCAAAACAAGATGAAAAGCAATTCATCACAGTCCGTTCTAGCATTGTAACTGCATTGACAGTAGAACTACCTAACGTGCTAGATGTCGGACACATTCAAATTAACGGACAGAATATACCAAAGCTAGAACTAAAGGATAATCAAATCCCTGTAATGGGAACGATTAATTTGGTGGCTGTATGATTACAGATTTTGGAATATTTAAGCGTGATATAGATATATCACAATTTGCCGTTCCATTAACTCGTGATTCTCGTGATATACAAGAAGTGTATCGTGTAGAAAACGCAGAATTAAATATACTATGGGAATTAATGCTCGGAATATTCAAGGAAGAATATATCTATACCGCATCAGACTATGGACTAGATGCATGGGAGAGAATACTTGATATTTCGCCTGTTAATTTAAAAGACACACAAGGACGTAGAAACGAAATACTATCAGTATTAATCGGTCAACGTCCTTTTACTATGCCTAAAGTACAGGAAATGCTTGATTTCAAGTACGGAAAAGGGGTAGTAACTCATAGTGTAAACGGCAATGCATATGAATATTGGCTAGATTTTAAACCAGGCAATGAATACCTATTATTTAATGTTTGGGAATATATCGAGCCAATCATTCCTAAAAATTTACTTATCAAATTTAAAAGTACAACTAAACTATCACAATCTGTATATATCGGTGGTGTGGTTGATGTTAAGGAAATCATTAGAATTGATGCAAAAGTTGATGTTGATGAATTAAGCACATCGAACAATACATATATCGGTGGTGTGGTTGATGTTAAAGAAATCATTAAAATTTAGGGGGTAACATGGCGAAATATCCTAGTATTTCTCAAACTGAAAATGGCCGTATCTTGATTGCAAAATCAAATGCGACTGGTAAAGCGTTAGTACCTATCAAAGTAGTAGCTGGCGATGGACAACTAACCAATCAAAATATTAAAATAATGGAAAACGTAATTAATCCATTATTGGAATTGCCTTTTGCATCTCCAGGGCGATTTGTTAAGGAAGGACAATTCCAATTAGATTTTGCATTAAGCAATGAACACCTAGAACATGGTTTTTATGCTCGTGAAATTGGTGTATTTGCAAAATTAGATGGTGAAGATGATAGTACGGCTGTTATGATCGCATACACCAATGGCGGTAACTTTGTAGATTATATCCCATCGAAAGACACGCCGATTAATTCAAAAGTGTTTGAAATAACAATTGCAGTAGATAATGCAGCAAGTGTTGTAGTACAACGCAGTGATGCGGCATATATCACGGCTGGCGAAATGGAACGTCATAATACCGATGCAAACGCACATGGTGGACTTTTACAAAAAGTAAAAACTGAATTAGTAACTCATAACACAGATATTTCATCTCATCCAGCGATTACTGCAATGATTGCCAAAATCCTTGGTGCGACTAACTGGCAAGAAAATCCAGTTGCTACATTGAAAGATATAAAAAATCTTCTTGGAATGGGCGGTATTGTAGCACAAAGACTTGAGGAGAATGGGTTTGTGAAATTTGCTAATGGATTCACTATCCAATGGGGAGCTGAAAACGAATCACGTAATGACCCTACTATTACTAATGCTGAGATTGCTCATAGATACTCACATTCTGTTTGGGTTACATTTCCTATTGCATACACTCAAGAGGTATTCGGCGTGTATGCAAGTAAAGGTGCAGGCGTAAACTGTCCTGGTACGCGTTTGTACAAAAATGATAAGTTCGTACTAGATCATAGTGATAGCAGAAATGGATTTGTAACACATTGGATATCTATCGGAGTTTAACCAATGGGGATATAAAACAGATAATCTATCTGCATATCGTCAATTTACTATTAGCTTATTACTACCATATAGTTATAAATACATTCCTGTTGTAGTTCCAGAATATTTAGGAAATCCTACATACGATAGTAATTTAGATAGAGAAACTGCTATTAGTAGAATTGATAAAACACTGACATCATTTAAAGCTTGTGTAGACGATAGATGTACAGGGCTTTATTGGATTACAGTAGGTTCATAACCAATGGGGACAGACTTCTCACAATACATCAGAATATCAATCAAAAGCGACATTACCTATTAGATTTAGTACGCCATTTAAGGCGATTGGCTCGGTTTTTGGTTCGGCAGGCATGGCGAGTACCAACAATTATGATGATGAAATAAAATTAACATCAACTGATATTGCATTTAGATTTTATGGACATAATTATATCGCTATAGGCTTATCGTAACCAATGGGGATACAAGAAAAGCGTATACGTGTATGATGGAACTACTTATCCTATTACATTTCCTACAGCTTTTGATAATGAGTGCTTAGGCATTTGGCCATCTATAGAACATAAAACGTCATTAGGAGGTAATGAGGTATTCTATCATACTAATAAAAGCACAACAGGATTTACTCTTGTTGCTGATGCTAGTCATGCAGCTTATACTCTTGATGGTGTTGTCTATTTAGCTATTGGTAATTAAGTAGAAACACCAAACGAAAATACGCTACATTTGATATTGGGGTACTTAAATACATTATCATTCGTGAACCATACTTTGAATTTTAATTGGTCATATTCGGTGATTAAATTCCAATCCGCATCACGTGGATTTTTGTATTCAGCCTTAGCAAAAAAGCAGGTAGAATAAGGAATTATCCAATTATGATATTGTCCATCTTCGCCGCTTACTCCCCATTGGTTAACTTTTCCCGACTGCTATGAAGAAATGCTCAAATCGAGCAAATGATATTGTTGTATTTGTGTACTTTATAGCGTTATCGGAGTTATTTGAGGATGGTCCTTTGGCACTATCTGGCAATCCTGTTGTGACTGCATATACATTATTGAATGCAATTGGGAAATTGGTAGTTTGCAAATACCATGAACTATCGTTTCCACGTAGTGATTTTCCCCATTGGTTCTATGGCAATAATTCAATGGCTTTGCGTAACTCACGCAATT